CCTCACGCGCTTGATCCAGTGGCGCGCGGAAATCGTGTTTCTCACCATCCAGCGCGCTGTCCATTCGCTGGCCTCCGTCTCCACCGCTCTGTAGCGAGGTGACCGCCTCTTCCATGTCTTCACGCAATCCCATGCTGTTTCTCCTAGTCTGAACGAGCCACTTCCCTCATCACCTGCTCAGTGATGTCCTTCTTCAAGTCTGGGTCCACGTGCTTGCCCAGTCTCTTCAACTCACGATCACGCGCCGCCGCTGCCCAAGTTTCCTTGAAATCGCTGGACAGCGCGTAGCCTTTCTCCCTCATGTATTGTCGGTGCTTAGTGCGAGTGTCGATAGGCGTGCCGTCCGTGGCTCGCAGTCCATCGTAATGCCGATCGCCAGCCAGAGCATTCGCGATGCCAGACATCACAGGGTTCACTGACAGCCTACGCTCCATGGCGCCGTGGCACTCAGGACGGTTCGGCGCGTGAACGTACTCATGAATGGTCTGAAACACCCTGTCCTCTCGACCACAGACTGAGCAGCGGTAATCGTAGGTGGGCATATCACCTCTCCTTGGAAAGAAGATCAGCAAGCGCTGCACGAGCTTCGTCGGCCGCAGATCGCATTCTCACCAAATCTTCCTCCACAACGTCAATCTGGGAGGTGATGACGGCCCGCTGCTGGACAAGCGAGTCTCTGAGAGACTTGGTGCTTTCCACGGCCTTGTACGCTGTAAGCAGATTGGACATCGCCTGTATGATTCGTGTGCTCATCAGTTCTCCTTCTTACTCTGCGCGGCAGTCTTGGCTGCCAATTCACGATCACGCTCTCCTTCCTCGGCCGCGTGCTCTCTAGACTCGTGCGAATCGGCCAATTGCGCGGCGGTCTGCTCCATTTGCACTTCACGATCTGCTTCACCTTCCGCAGCCGCAGCTTGCCGGTCGGCTTCGTTGTCCGTAAATTCGAGCTCCATCTTCATAGCTGCTTGGGCCAACTTCTTGTCCTCCACACCGAGCTCCATCTGCTTGACCAGCACTGTGGTCCTGTTGTTCTCCAGCGCTATACGCTCAGTCGACTGGATTTTCTCCAATGCAATGCGTTCGTCGGACTGAATCTTGGCAGCCTCCATAGCAGCCTTCTGTTCAGCCTCCATCGCGTCTTTCTGCATCTGCATCTGCGCGATGGTGACCTTTGCCTGAGCCTCTGCTCCAGCACCGTCGTCTCCCTTCTGCGGGGGGTTGGCCGTGGCCTGCGTGATAGCTTCGTCAAGCACAGTCTCAATATCACTACTGCCACGGAATGCAGAAGTCACCCAGGCAACCATCTTAAGAATGTATGGAAGCGCCATCGGGTACGCCTCCAAGATTTGTCCTGCCTGCGACATGAACTGCCCCACCGCTGTGATGTACTCCACGCGGAGCTCTCGTTCAGCGTTGTAGTCAGCCAGAGAAAGCGTTTCCTCACCCACTTCGATTCGGTACTGTGTCTCCCTGTAGTTCTTCAGTAGCTCGATAGCCTCATCCGCGAGCTCAGCGCTGTTCGTCATTTCGATCTGGCTGACACGCTTGATGGTCTCCGGGGACCAGTGCTTGCAGATCAACTCACACTTGAGCTGAATGCACCCACGGACGAACTTGCCCACGTCCTGCTGCCGTAGCTGAAGCCGCACACTGGAGTACTGCGCCTTCAACTTCTGTGCGCCCAGAGTATCGCGGGGATTGCTGGCACCACGCATGATGTCACTGATACTGGTGAGCTCATAGATCTGGTTGATCACGGCAATGCGCTGCTCGCTCAACTCCGTCAGCACCTTGGCGATTACATCCACCGGGAACCAGTCCACGATGTTCTTCATACCCCCCTTCTCGGCGTACTGCGCCCAGTCCTGCACAGGGATCATGTTGAACTCACCACCGCTGAGCATCTGCTTCAGCTCAGCCTGCGTACCGTCAAACACCCCCACGACACGCAGCGCCCTAGTGAGAATAGAAATGCGGTCGTTTAGAGTGTCCAGTTCTTCGTATTGATCCAGCACCATTCTGTAGTCTGGCACTGGGTACAGATAGTTGGCGGTATGGGTGGCGAGCAGCGGCTTCGGGCACGGCCAGAACTTGTCCAGCTTGGCGAAGTCGTCTTTCTCGTCCAGGCACTCTTCCAAATGCCTGTTCACCCAGTAGATCTTATTCGTCGCCTCACACCAAATCTCGAACACCTCGACCCGACCCTGTAGAAAGCCCTTCTCCAAGAAGCCATTCTTGTCCGGTGAAACACTTTCAGCCTGATCCTTGATTTTCTTGTACTTCTCCTCTCCGAAGCGCGCCACGAACGCCTTCTTCTTTTTCCAAATGCGGCGGCCGACCCACCACACTTCGTCCCACGTGCGAGAGATGGAGTACAAGAAATCACGCCAGTTCACCGTATCGGTACTAACACGCTCGTCTTCCAGCACTTCAACCTCTACAGGCTGCCCATTCGGCCCGAGCACCTTCTTCTTCCCGATGAACGACTCGTACCTCAGCCACGCCTGCCCCAGACCGGGGAGCAGCAAGCCTTCAGTAGCTGCGTCAAACGCCGCGTGCATGTCGCTCTGGTCTTTGTCCAGCTCGAAGTTGATTATACGCTCCAAAATGAGCGCTGCCGTGCGGGCCACATCGTCTTTCGCATCGTCGTGCTGCCGCTTGATCGCAGGCTTCGGCGGCGTGGCGTACAGCGCAGACTTGATAATCTGGACGTTAGCCCAGAAAATGTTGTACTTTCGCTTCCGCGTGTCGTCTGAACCACTGTCGGCCGAAACACCTTTCCCGCGTATGTCCAGATACCGCTCAATAGCAACTTCGGCGTCACCCCACCACATCCGGCGGAAGTAATCTTCTACCGTTTTTATCTCTTTCATCCACCACTTGGCGGAGTACTCGGGCATGAGGCTGTCTTTATCGTCCATGAATACTCCACAAGTCTTCCAAACAGAACCCGTAGTTCATCCCCCGGCCATCAACAGGAAGCGGCAGCACACGGGGGGTCTCTTTCTTCTCCTGTACACGCGCCTTCGGGTTCATCATAAGGCACTTGTACCGGAACATATCCATCCAGTCTGACGACCAATCGTGGACTGGCTCGTCGCTGTACCGCTTCAACTCTTCGTCGTACTTCCGGTGGTATGTTTTCGCAGCCAGGATAAACGTCTGGTTCGTAGCCCGGTTGATGAAAACAATAGGGAATGTCTTGCGCACTGCTGAAATGCCGTCTATCACCTCTAACTTCGGCACGATTACCGGCTTGGGTATCTCGCTGTCGTTGATGAAGTGGTTTATGATGGCCTTACCTGTCTGCAATGACCTTGCCTTCGCGTCGTGGGGGAGGTATATCTTACCCCAGCGGTAGGCCGGACCTACACGCACCTTCGCCATCTCGTCGCCCGCCCCCTGTACGTCCCTGTCTACCCAGTTTGACCCCAGCATGAACGCTTTGGCGTACTTGATATAGTGCCGTATCGGTTTGAGGTTATCCCCGTGCGAAGCGCCCAGTAGAATTCCGTCAAAGCGCCGTTGAGCAAACCCCATTGTGACGGCATCCTTGAACCCCAAGTCCATGGTGAGGTCAACGGGTGCGACTGGATCAATGGGGTACTCCCCGATTCTTCCTTCTGCATCTGCCGCCTCCATCTGCCTAGCGTAGATAGCCCCGCGAACCGCAGCCTCGAAGTTACACATCATCTCTTGCTGGTACTCTTCCTCCTCCATGATCTTGCGCATCTCAGCAAGATCATCCTCGGATATCACGTTTGTTTCTATTACTCGCCACATGGCGGTGAACCAATCGCTATCTTCTAGGCGCTTGTACCACATGTCCCGGAAGTGGTTCGGCCCATTGGGAGTGCCCATGAAGACGGCCCACCCACGCCGGTCAACGAGCGCGGGGAGCAGCACTTCCTTCCACGTGGACTCAACCATGTTCCCAAACTCGTCCAGAACCACACCGTCGAAGTACATGCCCCGGAACGAGTCAGGGTTATCAGCACCGTAGATGGTGATTCTGGGCTTGTTGGGGAGGGCCTGCAACTCCACGTAGAGCTCGGCTTCACTAATTTTCGGGTCAAACGGGGCGGAAAATCTCTTCAGATACTCCCACGCGATGGCCTTGGCTTGCTTCAGCAGTGGGGCGATGTAGGCGTACCTCGGGGCTTCCCTAGTGTTGTACGTCGCCTTCTCCACTAGGTCGTTGACCGCCGCCACTGTTTTCCCCGCGCGCCGATGCGCTACGAGAATCGCCCACCGTTGCCGGCGGGCGTGAAAGTTCTTGAAGTACCAGCGAGGCTGATACCGTGAGGTGACTACCCTCACTGAACATCCACCAGCAGCAGGCAGATAATTAGGCCCACGATGACCAGCACAGTCATCATGACACGCTCATCGGACCAGCCGCGTCCGTCAATCTGTGGTAGCCACGATCCTTGAACTGAGTACCGCTCAGCCCCACTTGTGTCACGCCGGGCGACCAAGTGAGTAGGGAGAGGCTGGCGCCGTTGTAGACATATGGTCCAGTGCCGTCGCTATTCCGGTAGTACGCACCGTTCTTGTACGTGTAGCCCAGTGTTTCAGCGCTCATTGCCTTCTCCTTGCGGGGTGGGATGTTCGGGATGCTCGTCCAGTGCCGTCTTTGGAATGGCGTGCTGTATTAGAATCTGCGCGTTGTCGCCGATGCTGATGTTGGTGGACGGCAGAAGCTTCGCATAGAGGGGGAAGAACTTATCCGGGTTGTCATTCGCCCAGAGCGCCAGCCTGTTGACACCACCGATCATGATGAACGCACGTTGAAACGCATTGACAACGTCTTGACGGCTGAACCCATCCCGCTTACGGCTCATGTTCTTGAGCACGTTCGGGTTGGACTCAATTATCTCAAAATCACCGTCTTCCATGGGCCCTCCAAAATGCTGCGCACGCTACCACAAACAGCGCCAAAATGCAAGCTAGAAGTGAAAATCAAGCAGAAAATAGCGGGGAATGCTAGAAGCACGGCGCTTAATTTAGATACTAATTTCACCAGAAGCCCAATTTAGACGTCAATTTCGTCAGAAGTTTTAGCCCCGCCTAATTTAGATGTCAATTTCATCAGAAGTTTACGTGGGGGTTGAGGAAAAGTTGCAGGCATCGTTGGGGGCCTCCTCCCCCCGGCCTGCCCCATCCGGCGCCCACCAATCGTAAGTGGGCGCTTACTTACACCGGGGGCACACCATCGTAAGTAAGCGCCCACTTCGGGCGTGGGCAACAAAAAGCCCCCGCACCTGCGGGGGCTTGTGCTAGGCGGCTACAGCACGCAGGGCGCGTAACCGTCGCGCAGCCCAGGGGCATGCGCGCACACCAGTAGCGTACGGGTACGTGGGGCACGGCTTGGCGGCACTAGGCCACGTGCCGTAAACTTGCCCACAGCGCGTACCTGCACGCTATGTGTAGCCAGCCACTTTACCCCGTAGCGCCCTACGTATATTGGCGCTGGCAGCGCTACGGGCGCTGCCAACACCTGCACTACGCGCCCGCCTAGCGGGTACACCATATAGCCCCCGGCCACGGGCAAGCCGTACAGGCGCCGCATGCTAGGCCTCCACCTTTGCCAGCCAGCCATTGCGCGTTGCGTAGGCTACAAAGTGCCCCGGTACCTGGGCTGCCATGCACTGCGCCATGCTGGCCTGCCCGTTGTTAGCGGCTAGCACAGCCTGCACGGCCGCCCACCACTGCTGGTTGTGCCCAGCTGCTACCTTGCACTGCTTGCCGCCCATGCGCACCACCAGCGCGGCGGCGCCGGCAGGCACCTTGCCCACACCGGGGCCGCGCGCCTGCAGGGTGCGCGGCAGTTGGGCCATGGGCACGCCACCGTGCATGCCGGGTGTGGGGGGCTGCACGGCGGGCACGGTAGCCGTGG